CAGAGCCATAGCCAGAGCCATCGCCAGAGCCATAGCCATAGCCAGAGCCATCGCCAGAGCCATCGCCAGAGCCAGAGCCATAGCCAGAGTCAGAGTCAGAGTCAGAGTTAATTAGGCTGACCATACCGGTACCGACTTGATAGATGCAATCGCTTTCACCGTTGCGGGGATGATCTCAATAACTTCTGTTAAAAGCACTTCTTTCACAGGCATTGGGAATTTACATTTTCCGGGCTTACTAGTTCCCTCCATCGCAAGTTGGGAAAGTGTTGCTGCTCCATCCCATCGCCATATTCGACGGGCATTTGATAGAGTGACTTCTTTGCCTTTTCTCGCTGTGATTTTTCCGATAAATACTCCAGCGCTATATGTCCTTACGATGCAAGTTTTGCCAATCATGATGTCTCCTTGGTTATCCAATAAATCTACTAATCCCTACTAATTCATTAGTGCTTTAACACTCGCTACATCCCCGGTAGTTCTTGTTTCGCCTCACGCCTTACGAAGTAGAGGGCTGTCTTGGCTAACTCGATGCCGCACTGGGCGGTTTTGCCGGCCACTTGTTTTGTGGTGTGAATGCATAATACACGATTAGTGGAATAATGCAAGAACTATTTACACGGTTAGTGAATTTATTTTGATACTGATTCCATAAAGGTAATTTAAAAGCTGAAGTGCATCAATCAACTTATAGTGTAAAAAAGTCCTTGCATAAATCCACGGTTCGTGTATTATTTACACCATGAACCTACCCGATTACATAAAAAAACATAGTGATGAAAGCTGTGCCTCACTCTTTCGAGTGAAGGTACGGACAGTTGCTAGCTGGCGTAGGCGAGAAAGATTCCCTCGCCAGAAGCAAGCAAAAAAAATAATTGAATTAACCAATGGTCTCCTGTCGATGGATAGCATTTATGGCGGAGTAAGAGGGGATTCTTAACATGTCATACAACCTAGATATACGAACCTTGCAAATGGCGTATGAATATACGCATGGCAAAACGCTGCAACAAATCGGGGATTCCTATGGATTGACCCGCGAGCGCGTCAGGCAAATCATCAAAAAAACAGGAATTAAAAAAGATCAAGGTGGGCGGTCTATACGTACGCTTATTAACATCCGTTATCAGAAAAAGAAGAAAGATGAAATACATCCTGTCTATGGATGTAAAAAATCTGAGGCTATTGTGCTGAATGGGGGGCAAAATGTTTCTTGTCGAGGAACTCCTGCTCATAGATATGTTGAGCATCGGAGGAATGCTATTTATCGCCAGATCGGCTGGGAAATTACCTTCCCCCAATGGATGAAAATTTGGCAAGACTCTGGTAAATGGGAATTGAGAGGGCGCGGTCAAGGCTATTGCATGCCGCGCATTGGTGATACTGGCCCTTATCACCCCGATAACGTAGAAATTAAAACGTGTGGCGAAAATTTTTCGGACTCCTATTACAAACATCCTTGGCATGTTCGGTTTGATGGTCGCATCAAAAAGACGCATTGTTTGCGTGGACATTTGAGTACCCGAGAAAGCAGATATCCAAACGGTAGTTGTAAGCAATGCTGTGCGATTCGCTTTCGCGAACGCAAAAATAGATTTCATTCCAAAACCCTCGGTTCCGGCGATACGGTAAAGGCTGATATTCATGGCTGAAATGGTTGTATTCATCTTGCTCATTTTACTGATTGGAGCGCTCGTGCTCATGTTCAGGCTATCCGACCAGAACGCCCATCTCCGTAAAGAGAATCTTGAATTGCAGGATCGGCTTTTGCGGGGCAGATATGAGTACTAACAAGCGTAAAGAGCGCGTGATGCTTCGCGTCATAAAAGGCGGACTAGAACCGGCTGATCAATTCTCTCGCCAAGCACTACGCCTGCGTAATTACAAGGTGGGCGACATAGTAGCAGGCGAGATCAAAAAGCCACGCAGTCCGGGCTTTCACCGTTTGGCCCACCAGCTAGGGGCATTAATTTCCGAAAACATCGAAGCCTTTTCAGGGATTGATGCACATGCCGTACTCAAGAGAATTCAGATTGAGGCAAATATTGCTTGTGATGAGATCGCCGTAAATTTCCCCGGCATCGGGCCATGTACTTATCGTATCCCTCGCAGCTTGAGTTTTGAAAGCATGGAAGAGGGCGAATTCCGGCCAGTCATAGCATCCATGTGCGCCTACATCGCAAAGAAATATTGGCCCACGGTGAGTGCAGAAGAAATTGAACGGATGGCTTCGGTATGGGTGGAGGCAGCATGAGTAACCAACCACCTAACCATGCGATGTACGAGGCGATGCGGTCGTTATGGATCGACTCTCATCCAGTTGCCACCCTCGAAGAATATGAAGCGGCAATGAGAAAACTAGTAGAGGAGTGCGGCATATGAATGGGGCGAGTTATGCGTGATTACGGAAAAGTTCATACAACATTTTGGACAAGCGAAACAATCCGGTCAATGTCTGAGGATGCACGAACCCTTGCCATATATTTATTGACATGCCCGCATAACACCATTGCCGGTGTCTTCAGGCTTCCTGATGGCTACGTTTGTGACGATATGCAATGGCCCATAGAGAGAGTGTTAAAGGCATTCGCTGAAACCGTTAAGAAAGGGTTCGCTAACCGTTGCGAAACCACTAAATGGGTATGGATTAACAAGCATTTAGAGTGGAATCCTCCCGAAAACCCAAACCAGAGAAAAAGCGCTTCCAAGATCGCCCATTCTGTGCCTGAACAATGCGAGTGGAAGCCAGTATTCATGAGGGATTGCGCGGAATATATCGGGCTTGTATCGGAACCGTTACCTAACCCTTTACCAACCCTTCCTCAACCAGTAACAGGAACAGGAACAGAAGTAAAAACATTATCGTCGCCAGTCGGCGACTCTCCTCCTAAAAAACAAGCATTCAAAAAACCGGATGATGTATCTGATCCGGTGTGGGTTGATTTTCTGACCGTGAGAAAAGCCAAAAAAGCCCCNTTGACCGAAGGCGCACTGGCNGGAATNCGCAGAGAGGCGGNNANNGCGAATATCAGCTTTGAAGACGCCTTNAGAATTTCCGTAGAGCGNAATTGGCAGGCGTTTAGAGCCGACTGGCACGACCCACCTAAACCTCAGCCATCGAGTGTCGATCAGTTCCGAGGTGTGCTGTGATTCACGGACTCTCAACCTTGATTGAATTACGGAAAGCCGGAAAGCGGCCAAATTCGGTATGGGTGAATGTCGGCATACCCTACCGAAAGCCAGTCTATGCCAGCGATTTTGCCGTCATGGAATTAGTCGCTGAGGGTAATTTATCGACGGATGATTTTCGCCCGTTCGTTGGCCTGGATGTCACGTTGTACTCCCCGAAAGATTGCCCGACCTTTGCTCAGTTGATTGAAAAAATGAAGGGCTACGCCTCGCGGTTGATGGTGATGTGTGGTGAATACGGTACTGACCTGGGCTACGAATGGCACCCGAAATGGGGGCAACACGATCTTGGCGAATTGCGCTGGGCTGAACAGTTCGAGGCTGCAAGAACAAGCGTTTGCAGAACTCAACAGGAAACCGAAGAGCGCCTGCGCCTTGAGCGCGAGGCTTTGGAAAACGCACCATGGATTTTGAAAGGGGAACAAATTGGCACACGTTCTGCAGCCTGACGTTATCGACTTTTCTGCCTACATGGAGGAAACCGACACATCTCACAATGTCCGATCAGCGGCTGACTATACCGCTCAGGTCACGGATTATTTCCACGGGGAAGCATTGCATCGCGGGTGCATGTTGCCGTGGAAAAAAACCCATGACAAGCTGGGATTCTTGCCGGGTGAAGTGACGCTGTGGGGAGGAATGTCTGGCCACGGCAAGAGCGCCATTCTCGGTCAGGCCTGTACCGAGTTTGCTCGAACAGGCAAGCGAGTGGTGATTGCGAGCATGGAAATGAAGCCCATGATCACGCTCGCAAGAATGTGCCGACAGGAGTATGGCCGTATTCCAAGCGTCGAAGCAATCCAGAAATTCCACCAATGGACGGATGGCTTGATCTGGATTTACGATCAGCAAGGCGCAGTCAAGAGTGCCCGCATGCTGGCAGTACTTCGCTATTGCGTGGATGTACTCAAGGCTGATCATTTCGTGATTGATAGTCTCATGAAGTGCGGGATGGCTGAGGATGATTACACGGCACAAAAGCACTTTGTCGATCAGCTTTGCGCGATTGCGATGGACGGGAATATGCACATCCACCTCGTAGCGCATTCAAGAAAATCAAAAGATGAATTCACCCCACCGGGGAAAATGGACGTTAAGGGAACGGGGTCTATCACCGACCAAGTGAGCAACGTCATTACTGTCTGGCGGAACAAGAAAAAGGAAGCAGACGCGATAGACGGGATTTATCGGGGCACCGACCCGGATTGCCTGTTGATATGTGACAAGCAAAGAAATGGCGAGTGGGAGGGGAAAGTCGGCTTGTTCTTCAACCAGGATCGCATGCGATTCGAGGAAACCGCAGGAGCTGGGTTTTGATCTGGGTAAAAGTCGGCACCCACGGCATGCAATCCGGCGACTATCGGGTGGCGAAGAACTACATCGACGGCTGCACGCTGTATCAGGTTTTCTTCAAGGATGAACTTTTGAAGCATTGCAATGACTTCGACGAATGCAAGGAAGTCGCTAACAACCACGCAAAGGGGAAAACATGAGTAACCATTCAACAGCAGATGAGATTAGTTTTATCAAAAACCTTGGAAAGCACAACATCCATAATGAATATTATTCCGGGCCACGCGACAAAGAAACCTTGCTGAAAGGCTATCTCATCGGCTTAGAGAAAAGGGAGAAGTGGGGAGAGATTAATAAGAATGAAGTGATGGCCTTTGTTAAAAAGGAGCCAACTATTGAGTAAATGTGCCATTTGCCGTGCTGAATACGAACGCAAATACATGTCCCAGTCGACATGTGGCGAGCCTATCTGCAAAGCGGAACTCAGGCGGCAGACGGAACGCAAGAAGGCAGAGAGGGAAGAATTCCGGCTTAGAAAGGAAAAAATAAAAAGCCGAAGAGACTGGCTGGATGAATTCCAGACGATCTTTAATAGGTACATCGTTTTACGCGACGGGAAAACCTGTATCAGTTGTGGAACCCAGAATCCAGACATCCAATACTGCGCAGGACATTACCGATCAAGAGGCGCGGCTCCTCAGCATCGGTTTAACGAACTCAACGTCCACTCTCAATGTAATCACCACTGCAACCTGAAATTGTCTGGAAACATCGTGAATTACCGCCCTGCGCTGATTAAAAAAATCGGGTTGGCCGCTGTAGAGGCGCTTGAAAATGATAACGCAGCACGATATTACGCCATCGAGGATTTGAGGGAATGGATAGCCAAATACAAAGCAAAAATAAAGGATTTGAGGCATGAAACCTAGACAACCCACCTGTTCACTTGGCCGGTTTGTACCCGCTCAAATGGATGTAGAGAGCATCAAGCAGGATGGCTTTAACCAGCACGGCATCCTGGTGGTGGCCGTGGATGATCAACGGCTGAGCTGGATAGAGCGGCAGGTTATTCAAAAAATAGGAGATCGCCTTTATGCGCAGAGACGAATTTGAGGAAAATCAGCGGTTACGCCAGCTTGTACCAATTGAGGTTGATCGCAATCTATCTATATGGGGCGCTTGGAGGCGAGGCGGACAATATGTCCGGGGCTATCCTACGCATTCAACCATGCTTGAAAATCTAGGCGGATGCGCCAGCGCCGATGCCTCTGATCATGTTTACGAGGCTCTCAACAACTGGCGGGCAGAGGTAGCGGATGCTGTGATTGATGCGCTGGAGATACAGCACAGGGTTGCTATCTCACACGTCTATGAGGCTGCTGTATGGGAGTTCAAGCGCAGGACTATCGAGGAAGTGCTGGTTGAGGCTGTAGCGATATTCTGGAAGAAAGCGCAAATTAAGGGTCTGACGTGATTTAATGAATTGTCGTGAAAAATTGCCGCTTTTCTTCTTTACAGAATATTAAAAGTATGTGAAAATTCTTCCGTCGCCTTTTGCGCCCGTATGTTTCGTAAAGTGATTATTAGCCACCCTTGAGGTGGCTTTTTCTATTGGAGAATCCGGTTGTTAAAAAAATATCGGAAGGCTTTCTTTACGCAAAAATGTCATGCCAAGATGCGCGGTATTGGCTGGGAATTGTCCTTTGAACAATGGCTGGAATTTTGGGGCGATGATATTGATCGTCGTGGAAGCGGTGCAAATGATTTGCAAATGCAGCGTCCATGCGATACCGGGCCCTATGCTGTAGGTAATATTCGCAAGGGCACGCCTAAGCAAAACTCAATTACATGTGGCGCAATGAGCCGATTGCGCAGAGTGACTGCGGCAGCGGAAGATGTCAGGAAACAGCAAGATGCCCTCATGTGGGCAAGATCTAATCCAGACAAAGACAATGAGTTTTCCGATGAGGAAGAATACTGGGACAGAACGCGTCCCAAGGGATTTGCATCAAAGTCTGTATTCCTTCGTTGAAATGGATTTTTTACGCCTGCCGATTGCGCTCCCCTATTGCCTGCCTTACGCGCAGGCCACCAAACCCCTAGCAGTCGGCAGACTTGAAAGGCACAATGAAACCTAACGGATGGTCGAAGCTATCGAGACACGAGCGGGGCTATGGTTCATCATGGGACAAGGTTAGGCTGTTAGTACTCAAGCGTGACAACGGCTTATGTCAGTGCCCCCGGTGCCATGGCAAGCTGACGCCTGCTAACGAGGTGCATCACATCATCGCCAAGGCAGACGGCGGAACGGATGATATGGATAACCTACAGTCAATCAATCATGACTGCCACGTGCGGCTGACGCATGAGGAGCTAGGGCATCGAGTAAGGCCAACGATAGGGTTGGACGGCTTCCCTATTTAGCTATCAAACAAGCGAGCCCCGAAGGTGTTGGCACACCAGCGAGGCTCTAACCAATCAGACTATTAAGGAGTCATCATGGCTAAGGTCAATCTTACCGCAGAACGTATGCGTGAACTACTTCACTACGACCCAGAAACCGGGCGCATTAGCAATCGAGTGTCAAGGCATCTTGCGCCGGCTGGATTGACTTCTGGCTTTGTCGGTGGTGATGGTTATCGGCACATTAAGGTATCTGGCATCCGCTATTCTGCGCACAGAATTGCATGGTTAATGACGTATGGTGATTGGCCCGTGCATGAGATTGATCATTGCAACGGCGTAAAAGACGACAATAGACTGTGTAATCTGCGGGATGTAACGCATCAAACCAACGTTCAAAACTTGCGGTCAGCTACATCCAGCAGCAGCACAGGCCGCCTTGGGGTAGGCCCAAAACATGGAAGGTGGAGGGCACGCATAACGCTCAACCGCAAGATGATTTATCTTGGTACGTTTGCAACACAAGAAGATGCAGAGTCCGCATACAAGGCCGCAAAGCGTGATCTCCATGCGGGCTGCACAGTCTGATAACCACACAGGCCACCGGGGGCATAAATCTCTGAAGCTTT